CAAAGGCTTTTTGACAGATGACATCAGACAATCCCGAAAGGGAGGCGATTGGCGATGTGCTGGCGGCGCGGCAGCTTTTGCGGCGCTCACGCGATCGTCTGGTCGATGCCATCGACAGTTTGGAAATCCTCGAAGGGATAGAGGGCCGAGCCAAGGCGCTCTTCGAAGTGATGCGACTGTATGAGAAAGCCGCACATCAAGCTGTCGACGCGGAGAGGCGCTTTGAAAAATATTCAGACACAATTCAGCCCATTGGAAGCTCAGAGCTCGATTTGGAGAGCGCCAAACGGGATATCTTGGAGCGATTATCTCGCCTCGCTGCAGCGCGCAGAGATTGAAGATTTTCTGAACGGTGTTTCAGATCAAACGCTTTTGGCCATGCCTTGGATGTTTGAGTTTTGGGCCTTGCCGCATCAACGGCCACCGGAGGGGGATTGGAATATCTGGGTCATTATGGGCGGTCGTGGCGCGGGCAAAACGCGTGCAGGCTCTGAATGGGTGCGCGCGCTGGTTGAAGGATCTAGCCCCAGTGACACGGGCGCTTATCGGCGCGTGGCCTTGATTGGAGAAACCTATGATCAGGTCCGCGATGTGATGATCTTTGGCGAAAGCGGGATCTTGTCGGTCAGCCCACCGGATCGAAAGCCCAAATGGGTGTCCACCGAACGCAAGCTGGTTTGGCCCAATGGGGCAGAGGCCTATGCCTTTTCCGCGACGTCGCCAGAGGCTTTGCGCGGACCGCAATTTGACGCCTGTTGGTGTGATGAACTCGCAAAATGGCCAAATGGGCGGGCGGCCTGGGATAATTTGCAATTCACGCTGCGGTTGGGCGAGAAACCACGCCAACTGATCACGACAACACCACGCAATGTCGCGTTGCTCAGGGACATTCTGGCGCGTGATGATGTGGCCGTCACACAGGCCGCGACCGAGGAAAACAAGGCTTATTTGGCCGATGGGTTTGTTGAAAAAGTCATGTCGGATTATGGCGGGACGCGCCTAGGCCGTCAGGAAATTGCTGGCGAATTGTTGGATGCCATCGAAGGGAGCTTGTGGCCTGCGGACCGATTTGACGCACTGCGTAAGACGGCCCCCGATTTGGATCGCATTGTCGTCGCGGTTGATCCGCCTGTCACGGGCCACAAAGGGTCGGATGCCTGTGGGATCATTGTGGCCGGGATTGTCGAGGCCGATGATCCAAAAGATCGGCGTGTCTACGTTTTGGCAGATGAAACGCTCGAAGCGGCATCACCGGATCAATGGGCCGGAAGAGTGGCTGATGTCGCGGCGTGGTATCAAGCAGATCGTGTGGTCGCCGAGGTCAATCAAGGTGGCGATCTTGTCGAGGCTTTGTTGCGTCAGAAAGCACCCGACCTGCCATATCGGGCCGTCCGGGCCACGCGGGGCAAAGCCGTGCGGGCCGAACCGGTGGCCGCGCTTTACGAACAAGGCCGTGTGTTTCATGCGGGACGCTTGGACGCGCTTGAAGATCAAATGTCAGAGATGACGCAGAACGGGTTTATCGGCACGGGCAGTCCGGATCGTGTGGATGCGCTTGTCTGGGCCATAACGGATTTGGCGCTGAGCGGAGTGCCGTCCGCGCCTCCAAGGGTGCGCAGGCTCTGAGCGCACGCTGTTCAAAGATTTCCTTAAACCTTTTCAAAACATCCGCTTTTCAACAGTTCAAAGGATGCTCGCGTGTTTCGATTTCTAAGACGAATTTCTGATCAACCTGAAACAAAGGCTTCGGCCACAGCGCCGATGATCTCTATTCAAACGGCTGGGCGCGCGGCATGGACGGCGCGCGATACGGACTCGTTGATCCGAAACGGATTTCTGAAAAACCCTGTGTGCTTTCGCGCCGTGAAGATGATCGCAGAGGCGGCAGCTGCAGTCCCTCTCAAACTCTTTGAAGAGGGCGCGCAGCTCGATGTGCACCCGGCGCTCTCGTTGATCACTGCTCCAAATGCCGAACAGTCCGGAGCCGAGTTTCTAGAGGCGCTTTATGGCCAGGTCCTGTTGACAGGCGATGGCTATATCGAACGCGTCGGCACAAGTGAATTGCATGTGCTGCGATCAGACCGCATGCGCGTTGTCCCAGGCAAGGATGGATGGCCGGAGGCCTTTGAATATCGTGTGGGTGCAAAAGTTCTCCGTTTTGAGGTTCTTGATGGGGTCTCGCCCATTCTCCACCTGCGCATGTTCCACCCCAGTGACGACCATTATGGCCTTTCGCCAATGCAGGCTGCGGCTGGTGCAATCGATGTCCATAGCGCTGCGGCCCATTGGTCCAAGGCGCTGTTGGACAATGCCGCGCGACCCTCCGGGGCGATTGTCTACCGTGGTGCTGATGGCATGGGCTCTTTGCCGACGGATCAGTATGATCGCCTGATCAGCGAGATCGAAGACAATCATCAAGGTGCGCGCAATGCCGGACGCCCGATGTTGTTAGAAGGTGGCCTCGATTGGAAACCAATGGGCTTTTCACCCTCCGAGATGGAATTTCAAAAAACCAAGGACGCTGCGGCGCGCGAGATTGCGCTGGCCTTCGGGGTGCCTCCGATGTTGCTCGGGCTGCCAGGTGACAACACTTATGCGAATTATGCCGAGGCAAACCGTGCCTTTTATCGTCAGACGGTATTGCCGCTTGTTCAAAAAACCTCGGCGTCCATTGGACGCTGGCTGGCAGATACCATGGTTGATGACATTGTTCTGAAGCCTGATCTGGACGCTATTCCCGCACTCGCAAGTGAACGTGAAATGTTGTGGCGCCGCGTGTCGCAGGCAGACTTCCTTGATGACGACGAAAAACGCGCAATGCTGGGCTTTGGTTCCAAGGGGGAGGTGTGAGCCAGTCTCGAACCGGGTCGCGGTACCTCTATGAGCCTTTTGAAGTCGCCAAAGAACGGATCGATGCGAACGCGCGCGTTCAACAAGAGCGTTGGAACGCCTTGGAACGCAGACTGGGCGATATCGAAACAGCGATTGCCAGACTGGACCGCCGCCTGTGGCTGGCGGCCGCGGCCGTCATCACCGTCATTCTAACCGAAGGGGCCATGGCCATCCTGGCCTATCAGGCACCTTAAAGGAGAGATCACTTATGTTAGAAACCAAGTTTCAAAGCTTCGATCAGGCTGGCACCGAAACGCGTGGTGCCGAGATATCCGGATACGCGTCCTTGTTTGGCCTGCCCGATCAGGGCGGGGATATTGTCGCACCGGGTGCGTATACACAAAGTCTAATGCGTCTTTCTGAGGCGGGGCGATCGGTTAAAATGCTGTGGCAGCATGATCCAAACCAACCCATCGGGGTTTGGGATTTGGTGCGCGAGGACGCGCATGGCCTCTTCGTGAAAGGCCGGATTTTGACAGAGCTGTCTTTGGGGCAAGATCTTGCCACACTAATCGGGGCCGGCGCGATTGATGGATTGTCCATTGGGTATCGCACCGAGAAGGCCGAAAAAGTAGAGGGCGCGCGCGTCTTAAAGACACTTGATCTATGGGAAGTGTCTTTGGTGACCTTTCCGATGCTCCCACAAGCGCGGGTCACAACACCCGGACATGAAGAGCAAGAGGCCTTCACCTTATTGCAAGAGGCTGCGCGCGCCGCAGCAACACAATTTTAATCAAAGGATATTGGACATGACGGACCAAGTGACGGCGCAATCGGCGCCCTCGGTCAAGGCCGCGGCCTTGGGTTTTGTAAGTGAGTTTTCGCGCTTTCAGGAACGCCTGAAGGCGAAGATGGAAAAACAGGAAAAGAGATTGAGTATGTTGGAAAACCACACTGCGGCTTTGGGCCGCCCGGCGCTGTCGGCTTCGAATGACACCAGTGCCCCTCATCAAAAGGCGTTTAATGCCTATCTGCGCACGGGCGACGATGATGCGCTGCGTGGCGTCTCATTGGAGGGCAAAGCATTGAACACGGCTGTGGCAGCCGAAGGCGGCTATCTGGTCGATCCTCAGACGGCCGATCATGTTGCATCCGTGCTGCGCGCGTCCGCTTCCATTCGCTCTATTGCCTCTGTCGTTCAGGTCGAGGCCTCAGCCTATGATGTTCTGGTCGACCATACGGATATTGGGTCCGGCTGGGCCTCTGAAACAGCAGAGGTCACCGAGACAGCGACGCCAGCCATTGAACGCATTTCCATTCCATTGCATGAGCTTTCGGCACTTCCCAAAGCCTCTCAACGGTTGTTGGATGATGTCGCCTTCGACATCGAAGGCTGGCTGGCA